CAGTAGGGCCATCTGTGGCTTGGTCAGGAGGTCCTCATGCTCATCCTATATCTCCTAGTTCAGTACCATTAAGTATTCCATTCAATACGAATGCTAAATACGTAGATGTAATTTTAGCAACAAAGGATTAAAGAATGGCAGAAATTGTTACCGGAACTAAAACAATCTTTCGTATGACCACTCCACCACTTTATTGGACAAAAGATACAACTAATTACAACGAATATACCTTACGAGTAGTATCAGGTAGCACATCTACTGGAGGTAGTCAAGCCTTTAGTGCTGCATTTACTCCTAGACCATTAGCAGGACCTGCCAATACTGTCGGAACAATGCAAAATACGGTAATAACTTATCAACAAATTCCACAACATCAACACCAGTACGCTCGTACCACGGCAGCTTGGCCAGGACGTTTTGGTCAACCTTCACCTAACCCAACTTCTTTGGTTTCAACAGTAACTCAGGTAACTTCAATAGGACCCACAAATGGTACTAATACTGCTCATACTCATCCAACCGGTGATATGGCAATGACGTGGACTCCGAGTGGAGATTGGAACATAGCAGTACAATATGTTGATGTTATAACTGCTACAAAGGATTAATATGGCAACAGTATTTCCATCTGGAACAAAAACATTTTTTCTTAATTCAACTGCAACTACAGGTTGGACAAAAGATACAACATATAACGATGCTACATTAAGAATTGTAAGTGGGAGTGCTTCTTCGGGCGGTGTGGAAAATTTTACAGCAATTTATGCAAACCCAACGGGTAGACCATATCTAGCCGATGCTAGTTACAGTCCGCAATCTGCCGGAGGCACAACACTAAGCGGTACTACCTTACCTGCACATCAACATTCATATGCTGGTGTAAGTTTTCCTACTAGTCCAACTACTTGGGCTCAACCAACAGCGACGCCGGCGAGTACCGGCGGACCGGCAATTAGTCTACAGGTTACAGGTTCTGGAAGGGGACCGGGACAAGTCGCTATACCAGCAAGTACAAGTAGCCATACTCACACCTTTAACACCGTTGCAGCAAGAGTTAGTGGTGATATATTCGTAAATGTGTCGTATGTAGATTTAATTTTAGTCACAAAAGATTAGTACATAAATACCATAGTTAAATATTATATAGTAAATTTTTTCTTTTTTGAAAAATGACCATATATTTTTAACAAGAAATTTATATACAAAGGATCAACGATGGCTATTAATACAAACAGACTCACCATAATTGTATTGGATGGTGCGGTTTATACAGATGATAAAGTTTATATTGGATTAGATTTTAGTGATTGCGAAATTCCAAATGATGTCCACGCACTACAATGGAGAGACAATCAAGGAGAAATAGAATTTACAGATACTTCTCCTAACCTACTTATTAGTGAATTACCTTCTTGGGCAATTTCTTGTTACGAATTGTCGCAATCCATACCTGAAGATTTATACGGGCAAATTGAATAAAAATGAGCAATTTTTTAAAAGAAAACAATTATCTATATTTACCAGAATTCATTAATGTTGAGGAAGCTAAAATATTAGCAGAAGAATTAAAAGAGTTTGGAAAAATACAAAATGAAGGTACTGTCATAAAGGTTACAGACCGCATATCATGTCGTAATTACGTAACATTTTTAGAATTATTATGTGAAAGAGTTCCGGACATATCACATTTTATCGGAGAAAAAGTATTACCTACATTTTCAGATGCTAATTTATTTACAAAAGGCACAGTATTAAAGCCATGGACTGAAAGAGATGCATGTGAAGTATGTGTTATTGTAAAATTAGATGGGGATGCAAAGTGGCCACTTTTTATTAAAAAACCAAATGGTGAAAAAACATCCTTAGTGTTGAAACCCGGAGATGCAATGTTATATTTAGCGAATGAAACTGAACAATGGAGAGAAGCATACACCGGAAATGAATATGTACAGGTAACATTGAATTATGTAAAAAGTAGAGGTAACAATAGATATGCATATTTTGATAAAGCAGAAGGCAGACCTAATGAAATTCCTATAAGTTTAACTACACCTGATATGATTAAACAGGCAAAGATAGAAAAAATTGATGAATCAAATGCCATTGCAGAATCACCAAAAATAGAAACGATAGAACCCAAAATTGAAATAGATACTAATGTTACCGCGCAACCTCGGGATATCGTAGATTATATTGTTGAAATAGAAAATGTGGTTCCTGATTGGTTAATTGATGCAATTTTTAGAGAATATGAATCTTGTAAAGATTGGTCTAAAGCAGGTACACTAAGTGGAGTATTACAAGATGTCAGAAATGTAGACGAGATAGGATTATCATTACCTTCAGTTATAGAAAAAAATAAAATGCTAAGAGAATATTTGGATAAAGAACTATTTGAATGTGCAAAAGTTGCTATTTTAAAATATAATGAAAAATTCCCTCATTCTAAAATACAAGATGATTCAGGATATCAATTATTAAGATATGATACTGGTCAATTTTATAAAGAGCACTGTGATAATCATGCTTCCGTACCCCGCACTATTTCTTGTAGTTTTGCACTGAACGATGATTATTACGGCGGTGAGTGGGCTTTCTTTAACGGAGACGTAAAGAAAAAACAAAAAAGAGGTTCGGCGTTGATGTTTCCCTCTAATTTCATGTTTCCACATCAAATATTGCCCGTTTTGGACGGCACAAGATATAGTATTATAACATGGTTCAAATAATTAAAATATCAAAATTTTAATATTATTAATAGTGTGAAGTATATTTCACTTAAAAAATGAATAAATACACTAAAGAGCCAATCTTATGCCATTTACACTATTAGAACCATCATCAATAAACTCAACAGCAACGTTTAATTTTGCTAACTTAACTGTTTCCGGTAATATTGTACTTACTAATAATACAAACAGTAATTTAGGTAATTCTGCAACAGCTAATTATTTCATTGGGAATGGTAGTTTATTAACTGGAATTTCAGCGGGTAGTACATACAGTAACAGCAATGTAGCCGCGTACTTACCAACTTATACAGGTAATGTCAGTGCTAATTATTTCATTGGGAATGGCAGTCAATTAACCGGATTACCCGCAAGTTATTCAAACACAAACGTAGCCGCATACTTACCAACATACACTGGTAATGTAAGTGCAAATTACTTTATAGGTAATGGTAGTCAATTAACAAATATAACTGGTGCTAACGTAAGTGGTTATGTACCAAATGCAAATGTTGCGAATTCAGCAACTACAGCAGGTACTATAACAACAAATGCACAACCAAATATTACTAGTGTAGGTACATTAAGTAGTTTATCAGTAACAGGTAATGTATCAGGTAACTATTTTACAGGTAACGGTAGTCAATTAACTGGTCTAACAGCAAGCCCAGCTGGTAGCAACACACAAGTACAATTTAACGACAATGGTGTTTTAGGTGCAAGTTCTACTTTAACATTTGATAAAGCAACAGGTATTTTATCCGTAGGAACAGCAACTGGCGGTTCATTGACTGATGCTAATTTAATAAGTGCTAATTATTTTACAGGAACATTAACAACTGCCGCTCAACCTAATATTACAAGTGTCGGTACTTTAACGAGTTTAACTGTTACGGGAAATGTGTCTGCTAATTACTTTATAGGTAACGGTAGTCAATTAACTGGACTACCCGCAAGCTATTCAAACACAAACGTAGCCGCATACTTACCAACATACACTGGTAATGTCTCTGCTAATTATTTTATTGGAAATGGAAGTACATTAACAAATATAACTGGTGCTAACGTAAGTGGTTATGTACCTTTAGCTACAGCCGCAAATACAGCAGGTACTGTAACTACAAATGCACAACCTAATATTACATCAGTTGGTACATTAAGTAGTTTAACAGTTACAGGTAACATAAGTGCAGGAAATTTAACAGATACAACATATGTAGCCGGTACATTAACTACTGCGGCACAACCTAACATAACAAGTGTTGGTACTTTAACAAGTTTAACAGTAAGTGGTAATATTTCAGGTAACGTTTTAGGTAGTCCGGTTGGTTTTAGAAATGTCCCACCAGTTGGTACAAAGACAGGTAGTTATAGTCTAACTACAAGTGATGTTGGAAAATATGTTCAAATTGGATCGGGCGGTTCTATTACTATTCCTAACTCAACCTTTAGTGAAGGTGATGTTGTTGGTTTATTCAATAACACAACCGGAACTATAACAATTACTTGTTCTACTACTACAGCTTATATAGCCGGTATTGACAGTAGTAAAGCATCTATGGCATTAGCGACTCGAGGAGTTGCAACAGTATTTTTTATTAGCGGAACTGTTTGTGTTGTATCAGGGAGTGTAACTTGAGCGGTATAGGGTTATTTTATTCAGGCACAACGGCTTACCAGTCACCATCTGAGATAACATATTCTATAACTCCTAGTTCTACTACATTAAATAGGACATTAAGTGCTTCCAGTGGAGTAACATATACCATCAACACGACCGGAGTTTCCAATGGAACTATTTTATATTGGACTAATTCAGGAACTGCAACATCGTCAGATGTAATACAAGCTACCGGAACAACCGCCTCTATATGTGCAACTGCTAATGAAAATTCCAATGCTGTTCTAACCCCTGCTAATTCATCATATTATATTACCTCTGTCACATTTGCATCGTTTGGTAATCCTACTGGATCGTGCGGTTCATTTGTATACGGCGGCTGTAACTCTGTTACTTCACAAAGCGTAGTACAATCGTTGGCTTTATATAAAAATACTGCAACCAGTATTGAAGCATCTACTGCATTATTTGGAGATCCATGCAATGGCACAGCAAAACGGTTGTACGTACAAGTGGTCACTACTTTATATACGGGATATACATCAGGGCAAGTAACAATAACGAATAACACTGCCTCTTTTACAGTGGAACCTGCAACTTTTACCCAAGTAACCGGGGCCAGTGCGGCTACATTTATAGTTAATTTAAGAACAGGAAGTAATGCCGGCCCTATTGTAAAAACTGCAACAACAGTAAATTTACCTGCGGTGGCACAGTACATATGTGCAACTGCTAATGAGGGAGGAACTTTATCTATTACTGCTCCGGTTGGTACTACATTTAGATCAATTCTGTTTGCTAGTTATGGAAATCCAACAGGCACATGCGGCACCTATGCTTTAGGCAGTTGTCATGCACCAAACTCTTTAACAGTAGTTCAAACCGCATTGCTTACTAAATCAGGAACACAAACAATTACAGTCTCTAATGCTGTTTTTGGCGGAGATCCATGTTCAGGTACATCAAAACGTTTGTATGTATCCGCAGAGTGTTACTAAAGGATAAGCATGATTCAGTTTGCAATGTTAATAAGTAATAATATCGTCCAACAAATAAACTTAGTGGATGAATCTATTTGCAGAGATACCGATGGTTCTATCAACGAGCAATTAGGAATCGCTTACATGGAAAAATTATATGGCGGTGATTACAAATGGGCTATGAGTAGCAGTGATGGAATTTTCAGAGGTAAACCTGCAATGTCCGGAGACATATATGATGAAGCACAAGATAAGTTTATTCCTGGACCTGAACCAATAATTATCGAAGATAATACGACTAACATACCAGACTATGAAGTTGAATAATATGGATATGTTTGTTGTGAAAGAAATTGCCCAAAGTAGATTTGATATCTGCAAGAAATGCGAAAACTTAAATCACGTGATTTTCACATGTGAAAAATGTGGTTGTTTTATGAAGGCAAAAGTAAAATTTTCTCAAGCCAAATGTCCTATAGGTAAATGGTAATTTTTACTTTAACATAATTTAAAAATTTTTATATCATATACTAATTAATCTCAATTCATATTTTTTTGAACCCATATATTCTAACTAAATATTAACATAAATTTAGGAGAGTTTCATGGAGTTAAAAAGAGAGAATTTTTGCCCTATTATTAGGAAAGAATGTGTTGGCTTAAAATGTGCTTGGTTTGTAAAAGTAGAAGGGTACAACATTAATACCGGAGCCCGTGTTGATGAATGGAACTGTACCGTAGCAATTATGCCTATGTTACTTATTGAAAATTCGGGGATGCAAAGACAAACAGGTGCAGCCGTAGAAAGTTTCAGAAATGAAATGGTTAAAGCAAATGAAGCATCGGTTGATCTCTTTAAACAACTTGCAAATACACAGCAAAAATTAGAAAATCGGACAACACCCACATTAAGTATAGATGAAGAATAATAGAAATCACATACCTTTATCAAAAAATCACGTAAAATTTATAAACACGGAAAAGTAATGAATCCTAATTTAGAAGAAAATAATTATCTGCATATTGAGAATTTTATTTCTACCGAGAGAGCTAGAGCCTTAGCAAAAGAATTTACTGAACATTGTGAATTATTTAACATGGCCGGAGATGAGCAAGCCCCCAATAGCCATAGTACGTATGATTATATAGGGTTCTTAGAATTACTATGTGAAAAAACTCCACAAATAAGTAGTTGGGTAGGAGAAAAAGTAATTCCTACATACACGTATGCTAGGGTTTATAAAAAAGGTAGTGATTTAATCAAGCACAGAGATAGAGATGCATGTGAAATAAGTTTAACTTTGCATTTAAGTGCTGATGCAGAATGGCCAATTTATATTCAAAAACCTAACGGAGAAGCAGTTTCTTTAAATTTAAATTCAGGTGATGCTATGATGTATAGAGGATGTGATGCATATCATTGGCGTGATAGGTATCAAGGATCCAATTATGTTCAAGTGTTCTTGCATTATGTAAAGAGTAGGGGAGAACGCAATTACGCATATTTTGATAAAACAAAACACAAAAATTACACAGATTTACTAACCAACGACCAGAAACCTCAAGAAATAGTAAATGTAGAAAATAAATCTGAAGAAATTAAAGACTCCAAATTAATAGACTTAGATAGTCATGCATACATTCCGTACCCTAATAAAGCATCACAATTAAATAAATTTATAAAAGTATATGACAACATAATTCCTAATTCCTTATGTGATGCTATCATCAATGAATATAAGAATTCGTCTTGGGAAGATTCTCTAGTAGCGTCAGAAGTTGTTGACAAAAAAATAAGAAATTTAAAACAAATTGGAATCTCAGATTCTGGTATTATAGCACAAAATTATGACGTAAGAAAAAAACTAGATGATGACATGTATATGTCTGCAGGTGAAGCAATAAAAAAATATAATATTGAGTTCCCTGATTCATTTATAGAAAGTGATACTGGATATTGGTTATTAAAATATGAAACGGGAGAATTTTATACTAGGCATACAGATCATTATAAAAAACAACCAAGAACTGTAAGTTGTTCATTTGCACTCAATGATGATTACGAAGGTGGTGAATTTTCATTCTTCCAGAAAGAATTAAATTTCAAGTTAAAAAAAGGATCGGCAATATTGTTTCCTAGTAATTTCTTATTTCCACATGAGATTTTGCCGGTGACCAAAGGTAGACGTTACTCAATAGTAACTTGGTTTATTTAAATACATTATCTCATTAGATTTGCCACCACTATTAGTTTTTCTAAATGGTTAATGGATTTGTTAATATCTGAGATTTTATCAGATAGATACGATGTATTGCGAATACGTCTAGCCTCAACTTCTAATTTACTCAAATCATCAACCATCTTATCAATGTTTTTTAACATTTTATATAGGTCAGAATTGTAGGGTAAATTATTCAACTGAGTATGTAATTTACTCGTAATGTTTCTCCAGTCAAGTGATGTTTCTATCTTCATTAATCTATTTAATTAACGTGAAGTTTCCTTTATATTTTCACGTGTAGTAGAGGGACAATTTAC